TTGGTATCCGTTGATGAGATGGTGTTGCCGTTGATGTTGATGTTGTCAACCTGCGCCTCAGTGATTGCTGAGTTGGTGCCCAAGGTTGCACCGTCTACAGAACCCCCGTTGATGTCGGCAGATGTGGCCGTGAGGCTAGTAACTGTTACTGAGCCGATTGTGCCGCCTTCAATCTTATCGCCGCTAATCTGGTCGTTTGCCAGCGTCAAAGTGCCTGCGGATACGTCGAGTGTTTTGCCTGATCCGACCGTGATGTCAGAGGTTGCAATGGTTGCACCGTCGATGGTTCCCCCGTTGATGTCCACGGTAGTGACAGTGCCTAAATCAGACCAAGTACCAGTCAGTGAGCCGCCGCCTGTCGCAGTGAGACCCCCTGTGATTTCCAAACGATCCTGTGCGCTGTCATACCGGAACGCCTCAGTGAGGCTACCATTCCGCATGGAGTAAAATACGAGGTCGAGTTCTTCGGAGGTGGGAGTCAGGCCGGTAGCAACAGTACGGATTGCGCCCGCAGTCTCGACGTTACCCCCCGCAGTTTCTACGGAGAATGTGAGGCCGGTACCGATACCGACAGCAGGAGTACCTGAAGATTCAACTTGGAGATCCAAGATATCCGTGACGGAGCTTGTCGTTGCGTTGGTGACTTTGAGTTCAGTACCGACATTGTGTAAGTGTGTGAGGGTAACTTCCGAGTCAGCACCGAGGGACAAGATAGCGGAGTCACTATCGAGCTTGAGGTCATTGGAGATGTTGACGGAGGTAGACGCATTGATGTCTACGATGGGAGCCGTGAGTTCTAGCTCTGTGTCCGCATCGATGTCCAACTGACCGTCGGCAGAGGAGTTGATCTTGAGGGCAGAGTCACGGAACTGGATCTCATTCGTCGAGTTAACCAGTAGGTTTTCCCCGAGGCCGTCGATGTAGGCGAGGCCATCAATGTAAAGATCCTTGAACTGGGCTCCGGAGGCCCCGAGATCAATATTCCCCGCAGAGGCTGTCTTCGGCTGGATTGTTGTTGCAGAAATCTCCACATCCTGTACCGGACCAACGACAGTAATCGGGGCACCTTCCGCGGAGGTACCATCGTGGGTGTGTCCAGTGGATTCGTTAAACGCCGCCTCAATTGCATTGTACTCGCCGTCGAGATCCGATGCGTTGATGACGTTACCATCTGCGATGTTATTTCCGGTGTCGTTGCGGGTGTAGCCGGTGCCCATTGTTATTCTCCTAGGTAATTTTTATCGGCGTCCGTAGGTGCCGTATTGTAGAACGAGGGTATCGAGGGAGTACGGGGGATCTTGAGAGTCCGATGTGAACTGGAAGCCAACCACGAAGCCAGATCCCGTCAGGTTCGTATCAAACTTAAACTTCAAGCGGCCTCCATACTGTCCTGTGCCGTACTCAGAGCGTCCGTAGAAGGACACCGTCTGGGTTGTGTTGTTGAATTCTTTGGTCCCCGGCTGGATAACATCCGTCTCGTTGAAGTCGAAGAAGGTTGTCATATCCATATCGAAGCTCCCATCGGGGTCGATGTAGAGAGCCGCCTTGTACATCGTCTTCCGTACTTCCGGATCATTGATTGAGAAGTAGGGGGTCGTAAAGTTTGCGGGAATGTTTGCCCCGTCAAAGGTATTGGATTGTTCGAGCCGGTATACGTACCCATCATCATTAGCGAAGAATACATACTCCACAGCACCAACATACGCACTGTAGGACACGAAGGCGTTGATACCCCGGGTTTCTGCCCACGCGATTTCTGTGCCCCCTTGCTGGGAGTACTGCGTCGCAATCACACCACGTGCCGCATCATCTGAGTAATCTGTGTTGTACCCGAGTAAGCGATACTGGGACTTTGGACGGATGATGATCGACGTGAAGGAGGTGTTTACGGTGATGAGCTCGGTGAGCTCTGACTGAATCGGCTTCGAGATAACCCCGAGACCAAAGTCGTTGTTACGTTCTGTGGCACTGAGTAGGCGTAAGCCGTCAGCCGCCAAGAAGATGACATCCCCACCAATTTCCCGTACGGTATCCCGTGCGACACACCCGATGTCACGGGTTACGGGCTGTACTTGGAAGTCTGCGACAGTTGATCCCGCGAGGAGATAGATGGATGTTTCCGTAAAAATGAAGAGTTGCTCACGGAATACTTCGAGTCCGGTAATCTCTGCATCTAACTGTATTGTACCACCACCTGACGCGGCCGTAAAGTCCTCCTCGTCAAAAGGCGCAGAAAATATGAGGAGATCGTCCACCGCTAAGAAGATGTGGCTCTTAAACTCAGCGGCGTGGTTTGCCCCCGCAGTGTCACTCGGGGCAGACGTGAGTTGCTTGAAGGTAGTGCCGTCAAAGGTGTAGGGTTTGCCGACGCCATCAACGAGCATGAGCTTTTGTGTGCCACTGAAGTCGAAGAGAAGGCTACGGACTTTGCCGGAACCCCCGATAGTGGGGCTCTTCTCTGTAAAAGTGAGTGCCGCGTTATCCGCAATGGTTTGGGTGGAGGACATCACGAGGTTGTTTTGATCAGTTAAACTCGCAACAGTCACGGTCCCCACGATGCCCGTTCCAGTAATAACCATCCCCGCTTTAATCGTCCCGCTGTTGTTGTCCACGACTAAAGTTGTTGAGGCACTAACGGCACCGTTTACGTCGGCTGTTGCTGTGGACGCAGGAAAGGCAGTGGTGTCGGATACCTGTGTCCAACCACTACCCGATGATCTAAAGAGGTCATCCCCCCGAACAGCATACACCTGATCGTTGAAGTAGGTTAAGCCCCGAATGAGTCCTGTGTTGGATACCGCGTTGCTATCGTACTTCTCAAAACCCTTGATGCGGCGGTAACCCCCCTCAACCGACGGCTCGTAGTTACGGAGTACCGTCGCTGTTCCCGGAGCATTGATCCCCTGCTGGAGAGGACTCATGTTTGTTACGAGGCCGCCCCTAAATTCGACGGGGTAGGTCTGCCAACGATCAGGCATCTCTTAGAAACTCCGGAAGTAGACGTTTTCGTTGACGAGGAGGGTACGCATCTGTTTGATACCGTTCTCGAACTTGTTCTGGGACATTCCCGCCATCTCAACATTGTCACGGAACATGTAGGCGTAGTACATCGCACCATCAACAATCACGTGTCGGAACTGCTCAAAAATCGTAGGTACATCATCGTAGAGCTCGAGATCAACAGGATTAACATAGTACTCATAATCCACCTCGTAGGCTTTATCTGGCATCGGTACGATGATGTACTCTTGATCGGGTGTTCGGACGACGTTACGAGGTACTCCGCCTACCGTTGTATCTGTTTCATACTCCTGATCGATATACCGGTTAAGATACTCAGAGTAGGTCATCTGGTTGAGTTTACGGCCTTCCCCGACATTGAGAGTTGTATCCCGGCGGACGCGGAATGAACCGAAATCGATGTACTTGGCGTTAGCCGGGAGAGCATAACGAGATACCCCTGCTGTGAGGGTGTCTTCGGCTGTCTGGTGGTTGTAGGGCCAGAAGAAGTGGGCTTGGTTGATGTGCTTGATGGAAGAGTTGACTGCTTCTTTGATGCTCGAGTAGAAACCCGTCGCCGTAGAGAAATTACTCGAGGTTAGCTGGGTCTCATTCAAACGGAGGGCCACATCATTCACGAGGCCGAGATAATTGTAGGCCATCTTAACGGTTCCTCACTTTGAGTTTGATGGATCGTTTTGCAGTACTCGCCGTAGAATCAGTCATCGTACAGTAGAACGTATATTCCCGGTTAGCTACTCCACCCCCGATATTGATCGTCGCTACCGTCGTCGTATTCGTCTGTGAAATGTTTTGGATGCTGTCTGTTTCTGCACCGCCTGTGGCTGTCGTGAGGTCTTCCCCTGATGCGAGGACTGTTTCCGTATCATAGTTTGTTGATTCCACAGACCAAGTTACAGTCGATATCGTGACACCATCCCCGAGAAAACGGGACCAATCCACACTATAATCTAGGGTCTCATCTGGGTCTTTAAAAGGCCACTGATACGCCATCCTACTGTACCCTCACTGTACGTTGAGCCGAAGTCGGCTTCTTTTCAATATAAACTTTACGGGGCTGTGCTTCAATATACACAGTACGTTCTTTCGATGATGTTGGCATACTATGCGGCCCGCCCGATATAGATTGTGCGTTTTCTATCGTAGAGAGACTTCACAGCCTCAAAGTCGAAGAGTACGCCTGTTTCTGTTGTTTGCCCCGCGGTACCTGTCATTCCTACAGATGTAATCACGTGGGTGTTGCTATGGGTAAAGGCCCCGTTGACTTGCCCTATAGCGGAAACCCCACCGATAACTTCCGTGATCTGAGGCTCTACAGAAGGCTCTGGAACAGTCCCTACGACACTCTGTAGTAAGATAGTATTACTATGCTCTAAAATGCCGATAGAACCTGCGGCTTCGACTCCTGTGGCCCCCGCCCCTACCTTTATTTGGGCTGGGGAACCCACCTGCCCTGTACCCTCAACACCACTATCTATACGTTCCGTGATGTCGATTTCAAAGCCACCGGCTGAGACTGGTTCAAGAGCCGTTGTAGCAGAAACTCCGGTTAGTTGTACAACCGGCGTTACAACACCATATGATGCGAGGCCGTAGACACCAACCCCGTAAATAGCATCGCTGGTATCGTAGAAAGCCACATCCTACTCCTTATGCGATACGGATGATTGCATTTGAAGCGTCAGCGGCGGGGAACTCAATGGTTAGGTCGCCGGCGGAGGCGGAGACTGTGCCACCAAAATCAATGACAGCAATTGCTCGGTTACCTTCCGTTGCGTTGTAGATGATACAGCCGTCAGCAGACAACGTCACATTCGAGAATACTTCATCTGTAAAATCCACAAAAGCTGTGGTTCCTGATGTTGTGATGGCCGCCCCATCGAGCACCTGTCCACCCGCTGAGTACCCGGTACCTGATGCCTCATCACTGTTGCCAGTTACATCAGAGTAGTTGGTAGTTGCCGCGTTGTAAGTTCCGGTAGGAGTTTCTTTAATTAGAGCAATCTTGATACTGTCCGTATCTAAATCGTGCAAGCCCCCTAACAGCTCCTCTTTAAAACTCGTACACATTGCAGTTGTGATTGCCATTTTTTATACCCACTCACCTGTTTTCATAGCTTGTGACAGACGCTCGGCCCGCCTACCCACTTGTTTTGCCCAACGGGAATCCATCATCTGTGCTGATGCCTCATCCCAATCTTCTTCTTCAATAGCGGCCCACATGTTTTGGAACTTCATCAAAATTGGAAGTCCTACATTAAAGCCCATGTCCACAAGCACCCGCTGACGAACAGAATCAAGTCCAGCAACCAAGGGTTTTCTCTCAAGAAGTTCATCTTCTACAATCTTGATGTCATTCTTAAGAAGATAACGGGCTTCGTCTTCCGTGATTCCCCGATCTTCGATGTTACGTCCCACACCGATGGTTAGCTTCTCTGCCGTGCAACGGTAGGGCTTGAGCTCGAGACCCTCGTGATCGATGAGTTGGTCTTCGAGGGATGTGATGTCGTATTTCATCATAGGTTTAGCAGTTCCATTTCTTGCGTGACCAGTAGTTAGCACTGAACTTGTCGTCGGTGCCCTTGATGCCCGAGGAACGGGCACAGTAGGATTTCTTACGGGAGGGCTGATCTTTCTTGATACTCATGTCTGGATCACCAAATCTTACCAGCTTAACTTTATCCCCTTTCTTTGCGAGTACCGCAAACTTCTTCGGTCCCTTCGGAGTGCGAATTGGTTTGTTGTATCCGGGGAATGTCATCCCGCGATATTCAACCGCCACGTGATTTACTCCATCTTTCTGTATAACCACCCATTGCGGCGCGGTGTCGTGCAGTCTTTTCCGCAATCTTCTTTGGTTGAGCTACGAATTGCTTCCCTTCTGATTTTCCCTTGCGTTTGGCCCGGGTTGTTGCGGCGTACTCTTGGGGGGAGAGGGATTCTCGGGCACTCTTGGGGAGGTACCTTTCACCGGTCGCTTCCGGACCCTGTGTCGATGGTTTGCCACTCTTTGTTCCCCAATCTTCTTTGGTCCAGTTCTTTAAAGACTTCTGTGGGGCCTTCATGATGTGTAGCCACCACCAGCATCTTTGTATTGCTTCGCTACCATTTGGGCTTTGCGGGCTGACCACTGTCCGGGTGATCCGCCTTTCCCTCCGGCTTTGACTCTGTTGAAGATTCGCTTACGTAACTCTGGCTTGGTGTAGTTACCTGCTTCGTTGACACGGCTTTCTCCACCAGACGCCATACGAGTTCTTGCCCACCGTTCTGTGTAACCACCCATCGCCTTTTGATCACGGGACTTACCTGCCTTTGAGAGAGCTATAGCGACAGCCTGTTTCTGGGGCTTACCTGCGGCCATCTCTGTCTTGATGTTTTCGGATATGACTTTTTGGGACTTACCTTTCTTGAGAGGCATACTATGATCCTACGGGGTTGAAGAACTCTTCGACGGTACAGAAAGCATCAATTACGGGGGTGCCCCCACCAGATGTATTGGAAGGTTCTATTGTAATGTAGTCACCAGCCTCAAGAACAATGAAAGATCCGTCGAACTTAATAAACTCTCCGGTGCCTAAATTCTTTGATCCGAGGATGAAGTAGCTGGTTGAATCTGCGTCCCTGTACCACTTCACTTCAATGTCACTGTCATTGGCTGAAGCATTCGTAACAAACAGCAGACTCATGTGCGCCTTTGCATTCGCAGGACAAGTATACAAAGTCTCAGTTTGATCGTCTGTAGTACAGGCAATAATCTCAGACTTCGTGCGACTATTCTTTGCGATGGTCATGCCATACCCCAGTGCTTTTTAAGGTAAGTCTGTACGAGAGTAGCTTTCAAGATATTACTTTCATCCTGTTCTTTGATGAAGTGGCTGTTGATGTCGTAAAGCTTACGGAGAATGTAGCTCTGTTCGTATGACACGTTTGTAGACAACCAACCAATCAAGGACTTTCGAGACCCCCGAGTTACCGGTAACACACCGTGGGGGTAGATAACCGGAAACATAACTGCCTGTCCGGGCTGTGGTTTGAATGCGAGTTCTGTGTGCTCTGTTTCCATGATGAACTCACCGCCATCAAAGTCATCGTCTAGGCAGATAGAGAAACCGTAATCGAAGAATGTATTCGTAGACTTCGGATTGGCCTTGAACGCATCGACGTGCTTCTTGTAGTGGTCACCGACTTTATACTCATTAAAAAAGTTTACATGAATATCTTTCGGGCAGATAACACTGTCAATAAACGTATTCTTGTAGAGCTTGTCTGTTACAAGCTGTCTGACTTCTTTCGAGAGTGAGCCGGACTGGGTATTCTTTTTTATGTTGTAGTATGTGCTCAGAGGTTGGCTCTCTGTTCCATCGACCATATCGGAAGACCAGTTATCTAAACAGAACTTAACTTCTTCTGGAGTTAAAACAGGTATGAGCATTATATGGGTGTACCCCCGGCGGGTGTTGTCTTGAGTCTATAGTCTAAAATTCTTTATGTCAACACCACTGATGCATTTTTGTGATGTTCACGTAAAGAAGGGGCCCGAAGGCCCCAACTTATACTCACATCAGGTTCCAGTAGAGACTGTAGCTGATTCGACAGGGTTGTTAGAAACGTCTGCTAACACTGCGATTACACGGAAACGCAGAGCGGCTGTTCCTGTACTTCCACCGTCTAGGACAGTTACCTGAATGGCGTTCGCCGCTGTGACCATGTTGTCACCAGCCGCCTTCAAGGTAAACTGGTACTGAGTTGCCGCCGCAGGGTCAGAATCCACGCCATCAGCAAACGCATCTACGTCTTCTGAAGTACCTACGTCAAGAGTGATTTGCTCGTTACCAGAAGCTTCGAGAACTTCGATAGCCCCGCCGATTACCATTGTATCAGCAGGCAAATCAATCAGTTTAACAACATCACTACCAGCCAAGCTCGTGTTGTCCACTGCGTCATACACAGGAGAGACAATCACGTAAGGCTTCGGAGTATTTCCCGGATGTCCTACAGTTCCGCCACCAGTGACGGTACGATCATAAGTTGCCATTTTTTAATTTCTCCTTATGCGAATGTGACTACGCCACGTACCAGAGCTTCTGGACGGAGCACTTTACGACCAAACACGTGCAAGCCACGGACGATGTCAGAGAAAGTCTCTGTAGAACGTACGACTTCTGTCTTGGCGATGTGTGAGGCAGTTGCAGTAGAAGACATGTGACCTGCCAACAGAGCAAACTCACCTGATCCCAAACCAGACAGAGTGACGATGTCAGTTCCGCTGTCGTTCAGGGCAGTTGTCTTATAGCAGTTCATGCCAGCGATGTTACCCTGCATAACGAGACCGTTACGGAGAGGTGAAGTCTGATCACCAGTGACCTGTACTTCAGCGAACTTCGCACCCGCACCGAACAGTACTTCGTAGAACGCAGGAGGCGCAACGAAGAAACGATTCTCTTCTGGGATTGACTGATCGTCCAATGCACGAGCCATCTTCAGCATGAGGTTGATGGCGTTGTCGCCGTCACCACCAGCAGTGAGGTTCAAGTCAACAGGAGTACCTACAGTACCGAGGCCAGTGACCTGCTGTACAGAAGCACCAGACTCTGAAGTGATGCCTGCGTCTCCGACCATCTGAGTCAAGACGTTAGCATCGTACTTACGCTTCAAAGAGAACGCACCTGAAGAAGTAGCCAACGCTTCAAAGTTTACGTGTGACTGACGCTCTTCGATGTCGTCGATCTTGAACGCGAAAGCATTCGCTTGGTCAACAATCATTGTGATCTGGTCATCAGCGAGATCCTGTGGGTTTACCACAGCACCACGTGAGTATGCAGATACAGTGATGGTTGGTTCTTTGATTATACGGACTGTGTCACCGTAGTTTTCGATTTCACCAGCGTAATCGGTGTTGGTGATGTCTTCTACTACAGAGGCACGACGGAAAAACTTCAGGACTTTCTGAGAGAAGATCTCAGGAGTAAAGTTACCTGAAGGGAGGTTGCCGTAACCGGCGGCTGTATCAAAAGCCATGTTATTACCCTTCCTTATG